TCGCATAGGTGCATTATGTTCTTTCAAAATAATTATTCCTTCTGGTTTTAACATTTTGTATAAATTCCGAATTACTAACATTTGTTCTTCTTCTTTCACATGGTGTAATACCATAAATATGGTGATAAGATCAAACTTATTATCTGGTAGATTTACCATATTGTTTTCAATCAAGTGGAATTGTAACGATTTAGTGGATGGATACTCTACTACATCGGTACAATACACATTGTCCATATCCAATTGTAATTCTTTTGCATTTGATTTTGTGAATTCACCATTACCGCAGCCATAATCTAAATATGTCTCAATATTGTTCTTTTTCAGTTTGCTCAACATTTTCCATATATGTTTGGCTCTCTTTATGCCTCTTTCATTGGAACAACGAGCTTCGTTTTTGTGCAATTTTAAATAAGACTGATAAATGTCATAATCAAATATTTTATCATTTTCTTGAAACATCTGCTTCAAGTAGGTAATAAACCTATCGGAAGAGAACGATGTATGTATTCCAATCTGTTTCAGTGCGTAGAACAATCGTTCAGTATTTTTATTTTCGTACAAATCATAAATGTCATGTTTTGTATTACGAATCGGTATGACTGTACTACTTGAAGATACTGTCGATTCTAAATTGGATATTTCTCTCACTTTTTTAAATATAAAATATCGATTTAAAAAGGATACTTTCTTTTGTATTGGGTTATTTTCCAGTTCATGTGCTTTTCCAACATTGTGTAATTTTTCTCTTTTCATGTCTTTGAATAATTGAGAAAACATCCCTGTTGATGTTTTCATTCTATGCTCTTCATCTGCTTCTACAAACCCGTAATCAAATATGATCTTTTTCAAGAACTCGTAATTCACTAAATATTCAGAAAACATCTTGTTAATACTATCTTGATACACATCAATTTGATATCCTAAAGATGATTCATTGTCATCAAATACCTGATCATCATATTCTTTTCGAATCTCCCATGTGGGTGAATTGCCTTTATCATATTCGACAATCGATTCACCTTTATCTTTTTGTTGTAACAAATCAAATATTGTATTTCCATCATATGTTGTTCCTATAAAATACCCCCCTAAAGAACAACTATCAGCCACATTTTGTAAAAATCCTCGTAATGTCTGAATATCTTTGAACATATAATGGATTGCAAACTGACAGGATACGACATTAAATCCTTGTTTGCCAATTCCGTAAAATTCACGAACCGTTTCATCAGGTACAACATCTTTATCCAGCAATCCAAATAAGGATTTCACAATATCATTGGATTTATCACTGTTACAAGCGTAACCTTGCTTAAGAGATCTAGAAGTGTTTCCCTGAAGAAATACAACACGAGGTAAATTACGACTATGTTTTATAGAATTCAAATATCTGGCACAAGCACCATCTACTCTATTGTGGATATTATCTTCGAATAAATCTAATCCTAGTACAAATTTAACCCCTGCACCAGCCCATTTGTATAAATCTCCAGCTTTTCCAACTGCCAAATCAATTAAAGTACAACCTTCCTTACACACTGTTTCAATTAATCGTTTCTTGACATATTTGTTGTGAAAATCCCGCATAGCTGTAGTGACATTCAAGTCTTTGCGATTGTAATACATTGTTTCATTCACGTCATCCAATTGCAATTCTTCTTGCCCAGTTATCATATCTATGGTGACAGGATGATGAATCGAATGCCAAACACTATTGGCCACTTTAAAATCATTCCCAAATTTTTTGATACCGTTACGATATTCTGCAGTTTTGTCGTGACGAATACGGATCGGTATCCACTTCCAACCGGGTTCCTTTGCATTGTCATATCGACATTCTACAATAGTATCATTTTGAATAATTGCATTGTCTTCTGTGTACGTGTATCCACTCCCATCTGATACTAATTTGCAAATTTTCGCATCTGGATCAGATGGACCAATTGGATTAAATGGAGTAGCTTTGTATGTTGAATGTGCATTTTTACGAATGTATTTGTTTTGTAAGACAGACTTACATGGCTCAGCATAACTATGTTCAGGATTATTTTCGTCATAACCAACATGTAAAACGAGTGTTTTGTAAGGTGTATTGTTATTGAGATATCTAACTTCCTCGTTGTTGTTTTTCTTAACAAACCGAACAAGAAAATCAACAGTGTTCCATTCAGGTGGTTTCCACTTGAAAGATTTGTCCCAAGTAACTTTTTTATTATTCGGTGTTCCACCAACATTTACACCTACTCCCGTATTTGCAGGAGTAAATATCAAACCATCTGTATTGTACGGAAACATATTATTTTTGTCTTTTTGCAAAATACTATGTGATAATTTAAATATAGAATCTCCCATATAGAATGTCTTTTTATCAATTTTGAGTTCATTATCATGTGGTATGGTTTGTTCTATCTTCAAATTACCAATAGCATCATATAATATTTTGATTCTGGATTTTGAATTTTCGGGTTCGTACAAAGGCAATGCTCGCACATCTTTCTTGTTCAGAATATATATATCAAATGCAGTAAACAAATTTAACATATTATTGTATCTATCTTCATTTATATGCTCACCGTCAAAGATAGAATTATAATATTCGGTTTGAGAAGATCGTAGTCCAGTATATTCAAATTTCATCCCAGTGGAAATTAGAAAAATTGAACCTTTTGAATTGATAAACAATAGTTTTCTTTCACCATCTGCTTTTTCGGTGACTGTGTAATTTTGAGTGATATTATTGTTTTCGCCTGGAAATAAATGGCGTTTTTCGAGAGAAATTGAAGATGGCCCGATAAAATATTTTGAATGAAGTGATTTAAGATATTGATGGAAACTGTCTGCTTTTGAAATTTTATCATCAATCAATTTCATATATTCAATACCGTTTTGTTCTAGTTTGTTATATTGAATAGGAAATCGACTTTGTTGAATGCCTCTTAGTATATCAGTTATCGTTGATTTTATAGATTTTACTTTATCTGCAAACGAATTATCGAGTGATTCATTGTCGATATATTCAATCTCAATATTGTATTGTTGCTTGCTGTTTAATACATTTGATTCTTTCAGTGTAGAGTATTTTTTGTTCGTAACACTTTTTACAATACTCAAATCGATACGAATATTTGGCTTGTCTTGGTGGGTTGCATGTACACGATTCAGTAATCGAAAAGTTTTCATTTCAGTATTCCAGTTACCGATGTTTATGTTTTCAACTCTTTGATCCCTTTTAAGATCTACACGAAAACCATATTCTTGGTAATCATATGGTTTTACACCGTCCAATTCAAATTTAGATGTATATGCAATTGCGTTCTTGTTTGTAATACCTAATATATGTTCCTCTTGACAATATTCTTTGATAGCGTATAATCCGTGTATTTCAATTCTGTTTACTTCATTAGATACTCCAATTTTCAGCACACTTTCGCCGTCGTGCAAAGTATATCCATTAGATTTTAGTACTCGAATAGTATTTTCATATTCATTATGCGTAAGAAGATATGCCCACTTACCATAATTACCAAATCGAATTTCATATTCCAAGTTTTTTCGAACTTCCACATCGTTTTGCAAATACATTTCCAAATATTTAGATATGTAATCATCAGTCGCATATCTTTCTTTTTGTTGAAAATGATTCATTTGAATTATGTCATTGTGACTTGACATTTCAATTAATATAATATAATATAAATGTATTTAATACAAAAAAATGTATTCAATTTTATTGTAAAAAATATAATTTTGACTTATAAGTCATTGTATAAATACCAATTCAATGATAAATATGGAGGATACGATTTATTGATAGATTTTTCATCTGTTTTCAGGTTAGGTCCATTGCGCATGATCCTGTTCACTTCTGTAATACTAATGGCATGATCAAAATATCGTAAATCAGAAATATATCCTGAAAATCCACCATTTTGGTTAATGTACACGTTGTCGTAATTTTGTTTAGGAACATCCGTCAGTTGTTTTCTAGCAACAATAAGTCCATTTATATAGACATCTAGCGTCTGTCCTTCTACGCGAATCAGAACATTAATCCATTTGTTGATTGGTATATTGGAAACTTTTACATCTTCGTTTATATTTGAAAATGTGTTCATTTTTACCAATAAATCGTTCGTATGTGGTAGTAAATATAAACCAGGAGCATTATTGGGAAAGTTTAATCCCTTTTCGGTTTGTCCATCAGATGAAGTAGATATATTTAAATTGCCCTTGTGAAATATATGTCTATATTGATCTTTTAGATATGTTACATCATCAATAAATAACCATACACTCCATGTGAATTCAATACCTTTCTCTTGGTTTTTAGAACGTAATATTGGAACACTATTGGTATATACAGGATCTTGCCTTACTACATATGGTGTTTGTGCTTTTTTTAAACCATTTACAATTTTCGGGGAATCATCCAAAGATAAATAAGAGCCCAATAAAAATACAGAAAGACGAAAACATACAACAAACAAAACAACTGTTAATAATAACACCGATACTTTCAACACTAAATTATTTGTCTCTAATAAGTCACCAAATATATCTTTATCAGGCATTATCATAGGTGTGTTTGAAACATTTGATTCCATAATAACTTATATAATATAGAGAAATATTTGTTCTAAAGTGTATATGAACTTTTTTCCTTGTTGTTTTCTAACAATGAAAATTTCAGTTTATATGTGTCTAAATAACTGGACATACTAGAGACACTGTTCCCTTTTTTGTATTGATCATATACTTGTGTAGGATTCATTGGGTATGTGTATATTTTCAAATCAGAAATACTTCCAGAAAATCCAGGTTGAGATACCATTTCAGAAGCCGATAGAAATATGTCACTGTCTACACCGGACAATGGAACGCCTTCAATAACACAGGTACGAGTTAATTTACCATCAATATATACATCCAATGTTCTATTGTGAACAACAATATTGACATATGTCCATCTTTGTAGAGGAACCCCGTGAATTTTGCATTCGTGTACCTTTATAGAATTCTTTTCTGTTTTCGTTGGATTGTAATACGCAAGTTTCACTAATAAATCGTTTGTATTGGGGTCAAGGGTGATGGAAGGTACCGGCTTGTACTTTTGTGTTCCCGATGCATTATTGTCCAAGAAATACCTGGATACAATGTTTTTTTCTTTTCCATATTGATAATTCCATTCATTTATGTAGAACCATAAAGACATTGAATAATTGCTTGCTCCAATTTGAGGTATTTTGCTAAACGGAACAACAGCTGTTTCTTTACCAGGTTGTAGTCTCACCAAGATAGCTTCATCTGATTTTCTAATAAGCAATGTGTATATAATGTACAATAGAACTACAACAATAGTAAATAAAATAACTTTTTGTATTGTATTGGATCGTTGATACATTCCATTCACATTATTACCCATGTTTTTTGCGTATTCCATGTATATATTTATATGAAGAAAATATGATTACTTAAAAAATTTCCCATATACGAATGTACTATAAATATCAAAAGTACTCATAGGAGATATGTTGTAATAAACATCACGAATACCACCTAATATTCCATTGTCTTCCCCTGTTTCGATTTCATCTTGATGTAAAAAGGGAACAATATTGTTTTCAGTCGCTACAAGTTTTGCATTTAAAAAGACATCCATTAGTCCATTTGTGTAGTTAAACACAAAAAAATTCCATTTCTGTAATTGTAGTTGTTGTGTTTCAAATACTTTTTTTTCTTCTTTTGCACCCTGTTTAATAAACACTGACAATGTTCGCGTTTTCACGTTATAAGTAATCTTGGGTACACTTCCATAATTCAATACAATTGCATCTTTATTGCTTGCTACATTGTTAGATGGATTGTTTTGATCAATGTACAGCCACCATTGTATAGAATAAGTGTATCGTTTGTTCGTACCGTTGTTGTAAAGAACATGTGAATCACCCACGACTTTTTGTGAATCCAAATTTATAGGATACGTAACCAAAGGAATATAATTGGACAAATGGAATGTGGTTTTTATATTTGGATATATTATCTCAAATGATATATATACACTA